GTTCATTGCTAAATTCAGGAACTTTCTGACCTTGAGATACAATCTTAGGTACTGCGCCAGGTCCAAACCAGGTTGATGGGTCAGCAGCAACGTTAAGTGTTGCATCAAGGATACCACTCATTGTGCGATAGGCACTACTTTCGGGATTCATTCCCACGCCATTGAATATTCCACGACCTATAGTGTATGATTTGCCATTAACAAGACCATACTCAGCCATTGAACGAGCCTGTGCTTTGCCAACCTTGCTTTGAGGTGTAATGAAGAAACCTTCACCTTGTCCTTTAAGACCACCAGTAAGAGATATTCCCCCACGACTTGCTTGTCCAAGTAAAGTAGTATCACTTGTTGGTAAAAGACCACTTATGATCTCACCTGCGCTAATATCTTCACCACGACTTAATGCTGTAATATTACGTGCTGTTGTTGTAATAGCATCATATGGTGATCGCAAAGCAGCAAAAGTTAAACGAGTAGCACCTTTAAACGGGTCATAAATAAGTTCATCAAATGCATTTTGTACAGTACCAAGAATACCGCGTTTAGGTTCAACCTTTTTCTTGATTTTATCAACAGTAAAAGCATCAGTCTTAAGAGATGCTAAACCATCCATTGTTGTAATTCTATCAAGACCAGGAGTGTTAACATTATAACCCTGGCGAACCATTGATATAACTAAATCTTTTGACATTCCAGGGTACTTGTTTGAGATAGCAGTAAAGTTACCAAAAGTTTCTGGAGTTATGTTACCCATCTGCGCATCAATAAGACGCTGTGCAGGAGACTGACGGGTTGCAATAGATTTAGCAATAACAGATTCAATACCTGCCATTACTCTGCTTCCATCTCGTTATATGCTTCTACCATCATCATTAACTGACGAGAATCAGGGTTTGCTGCCGCTAAAGCACGAACAAAGATAGAATCAGGATTTGGTGTACTTACAGGAATTGGTTGTGCACTAGCATCACGGCCAGGTCCAGTTTTTCCACCATCAGATAATGGATTAACATCTCCTGAACCAGGAGCAAATGCATTTACAGTAGGTGTTGACGCAATAGTTCCTACAGGCATGCCAGAAGGTGTAGGAGTATTTACAGTTGTAGATGCTGCGTCAGCAAGACTGGTTAAATTTGAACGACTCTCATAAGGTCCACCAACTGCATTTTCAATCTTGGCTTCTCTTTGAATCTTTGATACACGAGATGATACGTTATTGTCTGTACGCTTTGCATCAGCGCCTACGCCTGAGACTACTTCATTATCAGCCATTAGTCTTCATCCTCGTCTAAGTAATTTGAAATTTGTGATTCGCTTGGTAGTTTAAAACTTACCCAATCAGGATATGATTGCTTATCTACAATAAGTCCCATAGCAACATCTGATTTAAAGCCTGCTCTTAAAAGCGCATTGTAATATTCATTTAGCCAGATGCAATAAACTTCTAAACGATTGTATTCGTTTGAGTCAACTGTTTTAACTACTGCCAACGCAGCAGACTCGATACTATCCCCTTTACGACGACGCTCAATGACGTCAGCAATATTCTGGATAAGTTTAGATGGGTCTTGACCTTGAGCAACCATGGCTGGCACTGCTTGTGCGCTTGCTGTAATTGCTGCGGTAAGGTTCTCTCGCATCTTTTCGATTTCAATTCGTTGTTCTTCCATTGTGACATTAACAGCCCAAGGCAACTCACGACGAATGAAATCTTTTGATACTAGGTCTGCACCTAGTGCTTGTAGTGAGAAAATCAGAGCACGCGAAGGATCTAATCCAGCCATCAAGCCATATCGGACTTCTACCGAAGTATCGCCCTTAATGTCCTTGCTTGGCAAGTACTTTAACTCGTACGGTGTGCCTTGCGCTACGCCTCTGACGCTCTTCTTAACATTGAAAAGGAGTTCATCCATTTCAAAACACAACTTGATAACATCTTCTAGAACCTCAGCAATAACTGTTTGACCAGCCTTGATCTGAGAATCGAATGCACCAAGTAATGCCTGGACACCTTGACCAGTGATAACACTAGCGTCAATGTTTCCAGTTCTACCCTCAGGATATCGAGCACCAAGTCTTAGTTCTGATTGGAGTGCTGATTGCTCCTGGAAAGTAGCAGCGGGAATGTCCAAACGGACACGCCCAACGCCATTAGGTTGGCTTGTACGAATGATTGCATCTGGGCCCATAGGCATATCCAGAACATCATCAGGTACTACCAACGGAGCCTGGATGGACTTTTCAGCCGCTTCCATGGCTAGGTTTGCAAAACGTGCACGAGCAAGTTGTACGAATACAACATCGTCAAACTGTCCTCGTGGCTGACCATCAATAGATGGACGCTCTGCAATGAGAACTGTCATCTTACCCATTGGGTTCTTTGCTTGACTTAAAACTAAATTCTTGCGTGAAGGAACATACAAGATAATATTCTTTTTATCCATGTAGCGGATAATCTCAACCTCTTGATTAAGGTTCTGATCATATCCAAATACACCTAGTATGACATTTGCATACTCAGGGAACTCATTTGATAGTTCACCGATTGACTTTGTATAACGCTTAGCATAGGCTATTACGCGTCCAAAACGATCACGCTCATAGTAAGCACCAGTAGGATCTTCCACGCGGATACGTGGCATTTCGTTTTCCCAGTCTGGCTCAACGTGGATTGGCAAGAATCCATATGAGAAGTACTGGTCTGAGCCTGGGTACATTTGAGTCTGTAGACGAGATGTGTAGACATAGTTGTTTGCAATCATGCTTCGCTTGTCAGCAAAAGCACGTGCTCCATCTGATGTTACATTTGTAGTAGAACAGTTAATTGATGGCAGTGGAGCAAGTACTTCTGCTAGGTCGCGTGCTGCGACGTCAATGAAGTTTGCAACCATTGCGTGTGGCAAGTCGGCAGGGAACATATCAGGAAAGACGTTTGCCATCTCACCTTTACGCACCATAAGAATTTTAGCCATGCTGTTATCGCGGTCTGCAGCGCGATGCTTCATGGCATCTACACGCTGTGCGATAGCCTTAATATCTGCCATTTTATTCCTGTTCGCCTAATTCGTAATCATTAAGATTAACTATGTATCGAGTATTCATTTGTCTTTCAGTTGCCCACTTATTAGGCAAGTGGCTCTGACCCATACGGGTAGTGCCAATGACTTCACGTGCTCTTAGTTCACAGAACCACAAAGCCATCACGCAGTCTGTCTTGCCTTTAGTGTCAGGCTTCCAAGTGATTAACTGTTGGATCAAAGCCTTTATCCCTTCGGAGCCATCCTGAGATGGCATCTCGATTAAGTTATCATTTTGATGTGCATTACCGCGCATGGTCCCAAAGAGACCAGACATAGCGGCTACACCAAAACTTGTATCCCACTTGTTCCTACCAGTAAACTGACTAGAGAACTTTACACCAGCAGATGCTAGGAATGATCTCAGTACATCATCTAAAGCGTATGCTTTCTGATGAGCGTTAGTTTCAATACGTAGTTCTTGTGGACGATACTTTTCAACCCAGTCCTCAATAAGATTCTGGATCTTTTGTGGAGTAGGCTCTTGCATGTTCTCTACATCTAGGATGTAGCGTTTTCTTGTCTGACGGTCAACCGTCATAATAACAGCAGCGGTATTACCACTCATCGCTGGGTCTAAGCCCATGATGGTGTACCACTGACCTTTTTCACTAGGATGGCCAGGAGTACCAGGCTTTAGGATCCCGCGTTTTCGCATCCTGTTGATCGAACCTTGAACGCACGAAGGCGGAAATATAGAATCTTCTTGGACGTCTTGTTGCTGATAAACAAGTGCCCAAGCAGAAGGAGATACTTCTGAACGTCTGCGAAAGAGTGCTGGCCCGTTCCATTTAGGATAAAGACCGTCTTCATCGGGAAGGATGTTTTCATCAGAACCCTCCCAGGGTATGTTTGACTTTGGCCAGAGCGTAACCCATTTCTCGGGATCATCATTTAACTCCAATACTGCAGGCATCGACATGTATGTAAAGGGAGTCCTGCCACCCGTCCAGTGGTCAGGATTTCTAATCTCACGATATAAATCATTTGAAGCAATACGGGTTCCTACGATAAGTAGTTTACCATTATCACCAAGTCTTGTCACAACGTCTCGTTGGAGCCAGAGTAGTTGCTTTTCCCATTCATGCGCGTTGGAGGTAGTAACGACGTCATCCAGAATAATAAGGTTAGAACGTGCACCAGTGATCT